GCCTTACTGTTTGAGCCTTCTTTCTTTTTTGCAGCTTGCCAATAATGTCGCTGTCTGCCCATGCCAGGACTAACTGTGGTAGCCAATAACCATTGCAGTTTAGGATGTTTATTCAAATCAAAAAAGTTTACATTTAAGCGTTCGTTTGTAGCACGTAGGTACCATTCTTGGAAGTCGGCACTGCCCTCTACGCTCGCACCATAACGTAGCATCAAATAAGTGCTAAACTTCTTTTGTTCTTCTGGTGTAAGTTCGTCATAGAACTGTCTGTTCTTAGTGTCGAACTGAGCCATTTCATTGTTAATTGATAGTTTGTCCATTATACTGGGTGCCAAAAAACTTCATTGTCTTGCTGTTTTAGTAAGTAGTAGTACATTTTAACACGTTCTAATTCTTCTGCCAAGCCCGGATGTGTCCGAGCCATTACCATCATTTCTCGGTAAACTTCTAACTGTTCTTGGTCAGTCGGTTCGTATTTGTAACCAATTAACTCTCTCTCAGTTTCACCTGCATATCGCCTGTATATAGTTTTACCTCCATCAGGCGATTCGTACACGTAGGGTCTTTCAGTTAAGTCGCTCATTGATATACTGCATTACATCTGCGCTCATATTGTATCTACCAACATGTGCATCTTGAAATCCCGACACAACATCGGCATGTAAAGGAATTTCTGATAAGTCGAGGTCCTCTCTACGCTCACATTCAAAGTTTGTGTCTTGTTGATTGGCAAAGAACAGTTTGGGTTTGTTTACTGCGACTACACATTCATGTACAAACTTATGGTGTATGTGTCCGTAATCTCCCCAACTATCATGTGTTAATAATAAATCATATTCTTTTGCAAAAGATTTAATGTCAGCGTAGGCCTGTTCCGCATTAAAACTCAGTTTGTTGTGTTCCATGTCCAAGTAGGTATCTACGTTGCCGAGGAAATGTGTTTTGACATTGCGCTTTTGCCAAAACTGTTTAACTTCCTGTGCTCTGTCATCCAGTTCGCTGTAAGTTAGATATAAAATAGTCCATTCAAATTCGTGAAACTGTTCTATAAACGGCCATCCAAAAATAATACAGTCGTCAGGATGTGCTACAACACAGAGTGCTTTAGTTACCATTCAAACCACCATGAATTACCTTCATAATAAACTCGAACTCCGTTTTTATTTTCTGGAATCCATCGGGTGGGTGTGGACCATATTGTATCATGTACGTTCATCTCAATGTCATTAAATTTTGCTTTCCAAAAAATACAGTATTGACCATTGGGTACGCTTTTTGGAATATTGAATTCTAATTTAGGAAAATCTTTTGCAAAATTTACCGTTAAAGATTCTGATCGGTATAACTCAGTTAACTTTAAGTCAGTGAACTGAGGTAATAGTGCAAAAAGATTATCGATCCAGTTATTTCTTTTTCTAGATTCAACTTTAAAATTAGTGTTTAGTACTGAAATAAAATCCTGATTTATATCAATACCCGGTTTAAAGTCTACTGCATCCGACTCTTTAGTAACAACAGTAAAGATCGGATGAGTCTCATATACTTTAACAAATATTTCTAGTTCCCCTGGAATCAATTTACCGTTGAACTTTTTTGTATGGTCTGCAATGGCAAGAACCCCTTCTTCGAAAATTGCATTACCAAAAGTTTCTGTGACATAATAATCGGCTTGAATGTTAGTATCGAGGTAATTAGCATGAACTAGTTCAATGCAGTCTTGAAGATTGCATTTTTCAATAGTGTCTTTGGCGAATTGATAACGTGCTAAATCCTGCTCAACCGCAATTACTTTTTTTGCTCCCGCTTGTGCCGCTAATACAGATAAGAATCCAGTACCTGCTCCAATGTCACAAACAACTTTGTCTTTTACACAAGAGTCAATCCAGGACTTATATGCTCGATTTCTCCCCCAATCATTTATCATGGGTAAGAATATACCATCGTCTTTAAACCAATCCATTATGCTTTGTCCCAGTTCATAATAATGTTATAATATACATCGGCTAGGTATTCTTGACTTTCCGGTTCACCATGATACCCAGGATCTTTGTCTTTATCTTTTAAAGGATAAAGGTAAGTTGCGTGAGCAGGTGTCCATTCACCATTGGTAATTAAATATTTGTCCGGCACTTGTCTTGGAATAATATTTCTCACAGTATGCACATTCCATAAGTTATCAGGTAACACAATAAACGGAATACCTTTAAAAAATGTTTGTACAATTCCGTCTCTAATTATCCAAGTATCCATTTGTAGTTTCCAATTACTGTCATACAAATGATTTACATATTGTTTAACTGCGTTTTGTGTATCTTTATCTAATCTACGACTGCGATATGGATGAGGATAATTTTCTGCTAAACTAAAAATAGTTTCACAAATCATGTTGTATGGTTTACCTGCATAGTTTACATTTAGTATACCATCTTCAGGTCGGTAGCCATTACGTATTTCTGTATTTTGCAAATGTTGTTGTAAGTCACTGTTCCAACCTTTGTTTTCATCCTTGGGTGCTTCATAAGGGGCAGCGCCAGCAGGTATTTCCATTCTATCATGAAAGGTAGGAGCAATGATAGCAAAGTTGGGTTTTTGTCTTATAACCTCGTCTATCTGTAAACGTATGCCTCCATTACTACAACCCTGACGTGCAAGATGTACAAGATCCCAATCTAAACGTTTAGCCAACAGTTCTGCATAACTTGTACCCGGTAATGTTTCACTAGGTGCGCTAAAACTACAGCCGCATACAATTAATTTTTTTCTTACCATACTTTTGTGTAATTTACTATTTCGCTTTGTCTACTTATGTCCTTTACAAAGTAGACACACAAAGGCTTTTCTGTTCCTACTTCTAAAGGCACGGCCAACATCTGCCCAGGCTTGAGTTTAGGAAAGTACCACTTAACGTCCTGATAGATATCAACAACTTCTACAGGAAAAAAGTCTGGTCTAAAACTGCTTAGTGGGTTAAATGCAAACGCACTAAATCCTCGATCATTGATGCTGGTCAAAGGAACAACTTCTAAGTCGCCCAAGTCCTTTTCGCCTATTAGTAACTGCCAATCAATTGGCATTTTTATTGTAGCGTTGCCTATCTTGAGTACAAGAGCAGGACTGTTAAAACTTTCTAAAAAGATTAAAGGAATAAAAAAGTAGTCAGGGTCTTTGGGATCTGAATTATCTAAAACACAAAATCTGATATCATCTACTTCTTCTGGTATATCGTTTAATTCGTAACTGGTATTATCTAATGTTAATAGTCTCATATATTATTAATAGTGTTGTGCCAAGTATACACTTTTCTTAGCACAATGTCAACTCTGCCAGTCTACCTTTTCAACGGCGAATGGGTATTGTGCATCTCTGTAAAATTGTTTTCGTTTAGTGAGGTGTCTTTTGGCAAATTTACAGGTGGAAGTAATGTCCCAGATTTGGACAAAGTCTTTATCCTCTGCTTTTCTAATGCCTCGGCCAATTGACTGGATAACACGGACAAAGCTTTTTCCGGGTTCCACAAGAACCAAATTGAAAATCCTAGGAATGTTAATACCCACAGCGGCCACACCATAAGTCGCAACAATAACCTTATCGGTGCTAGTAGCAATCTCGTCATATTCGTCCTTTCTCGCCTTTGCTTTGGTTGCGCCGCTGACAAAAACGGCGTTGTTGATTTTATTGGCTAGTTCCTTTCCAGGGCCAACCCTGTCAATAAGAACTAAGGTATTGCCCGATTCTGCAATACGGTTTATAAGTTCACTAACATAATCTAGTCTAGTGTCTGTTTCCAGCAAGTATCTCAGTTCTTGTTGATAGTCTTTGTACTCTACATAGTCTGTTAACTGCACAATATTTACGTGACAGTTACTAAGGTGACCTGCTTCCTGAAGTTCGCTGGCACTGAGTTTTCCTACCACAGGACCAATACAACAGTTCAATGCTTGAAAAGCAAAATCTTCTTTTGGAATAGTGCCAGTCAGTCCCCAGCGAATAGGTATGCGAGCAAACACTGTGGTCAGCAGACTTTTTAGTGCATCTGCTTTGGCGCTGTGTGCTTCATCCACCATAACACAGACTACGTCTTCCACAAACTCCTGTATAGTTACATCTGCTTCGTAGTTGCGTGTATTTTTTAACAAAGCGTTTAGGCTTTGCCAAGTACAGATTGTGTGCCGACGTGTGTATTCTTTACGATCGCCAAACAAGACACCAACGTCTAATCCCATGTTGACATAGTCTGCTTCTGTCTGTGTGACCAAACTCTTACTGGGCACAACAACAATAGTTCTACCATACTGCTCCACACTTGCACTTAGCGCCGCGGTCATAATAGTTTTGCCTGCGCCTGTAGCCACTTCCTGTATACACTGTGGATTTTCTAAAAACTTATTGATAATTTCAATTTGGTAGTCACGTAATACAATAGGCTCACCTGCCGCAGGATGTCCTTTAGGCCAAACGATATCTGCAAATGTCGACTCTGTTACTTTGTCAAACTCGAATGTGGTCCTATACTCACGTACATCATCTACTTCAATGTCATATCCTCGGCTTTCAAGTTCGGGCAGGATATCTGGCAGTAAGTTAATGTAGGTCGTGCCACCCAAGTTAAAGTAAGGAACTTTACCATCCCAACGTCCCAACCTTACTGCTGGCAAGTAACGTGCACCAGGTATTTCGTACTTGAACTTGTTTACTAGTGTTTTACGTGTGACTAAGTCTAAACCTTCCAGTTTGACATTGACTTCGTCGCGAATAATTAATCTACATTCCATTATAGTAATTCAATTACCTTTTCTGCGTTTTGTGCCCAACTTTGACGTCTGCTACCAATCAACAAACTGCTATGAGTTACCAACAGTTTAATCCTATTCATCAACTCAGGATCGCGACTTCCGATATTAAGGTAAACAATTTCCTCAGTATCTGTTCGGTCCATTGAAGTAGGATCATAGTAGTACACAGGCAACCTGTTGGTCAACCGTGCGTACTCTAAAACGTGTTTGAACTCTTCTTTGGCGATACCGAATTTTCTGTTTTTAATAAGGTTTACAGTTTCTCGATAGTAGTCAGGTTTGATTTTGTCTGCAAGTTCTTGTTCTACTTCTGTACTTATCGTATAACCGCACACTTGTGCATAATCACACAATCCGACCAAGTTGGTCCAACAGTGACTACCAAGTTGTTGTTCTAAATAATCTATTAATGACTGTTCTGCATTTGTAATAGTGTAGCAAGTATAACGATCCCGGACTAGTTCAATGCGATAGTCGGTTTGTTCTGCCGCCTGAATTTGTTTTTGTAATGCCAACACTTCATCACTGATTTCAAATTGATGCGACTTACCTAAAGCCACAATGTAGTTTACATTAAATTCCGTTAAGGCGCCACACCATACCTTTTGAACAGGATTCCATTTACATTCACCTTGACTTAGTTTAGCCAAGTCTCGTAGTTGTTCAATCAGTGTACCGTCAAAAGGAAAACGCACAATGACTGAGTCATCTTCGATATAAATCCTGCGACTTCTATCTACTTGTCTAATACCTAACCTAAAGTTATCTAATACTTCAGGAATGTACACAGGGTCGGGCAAGTTACCTAACTGTTTACGATACTTGGTCACAATTTTGACTGCAAGAGCAGCCTGTTTGTCTGTGTAAGGCTTTTGACTGAGTGCAGTCTGCTCACCCATGCTGGATAAAATTTGCACATCGTATCTGGCAAGACTTAAAGGACTCTGTTGATTTTGGAACAGACCTAACAGTTTGCCGCCACGGGTGCGCCAACCAGAAATAAATTCGATGTAGTCTTCTACGTAAAGAAAAGTTTGCTCCATACAGTATTATAATTTATCCTAGTAAAGAAGTCAAAAAAAGCCCTGCCATAAAAATGACAGGGCCTAAAAAGGTTGCCTCAGGAGCTGACTGAATATTGGCAACCCTAAACTTAATCCTCGTCTCCAGTGTCGTAGAATTTCATTTCCATGCTTTTACCGCGAGTGTCGTATCCATCTGTACCCTCGATGTCTTCGTCGCCGTAAGTGACGTTGGCAATCAATTCCCAACCTTCAACTTCGTAGACATAGATTTTTAATTTGGTTAGATCCAATGGCGCAGTTAAACCTAAATCGCCATCAAAGAACGTACCTTTCTCTACACTCTGACCAATAAAGCCCACAGTGTTTTCTCTGTCCGGCCTATCACTGCACATGAACTCTTCGGTGTATTCAACTTCAACACCGTGCTTTTCTAATTCTTCATAATCCAGTTTGCAACTCCAAACTTCATCACCATTTTCATCCGAAATAGTAATGTAATTGTATTCGCTAAACTCGCAACCTGATTCATGAGCAATGTCATCGCAATCATAATAACTGCCAGGTTCTACAAAACGATGCTCTTCGGGTAAGGGCTCGTTGCCATCTTCTTCCCAATCCCAACTGTTTACATATTCCTCTACATCAATTTCATTGTCACGAAAGTACTCGTAGGTTTCTCGGGGCACACTTCCAAGAACAATCTCGCCACCATAGCCTGTCAGGCTCACGCGATAGGTGCGTGGTGTGAACTTCAGAGTTTCTATAAGTTCTTGATGTTGTTCGTCTTTAGTTTTAGTTGACATAGTCGAATCTCAAGTTGTTTAGGGACACCAGTTGGTTGTTTAAGACTGAGGGGATATTAGATATGAGCCCCAAGTCTCCCGTTCTTGTATTTAAGCAGGCTTCATGCAGGTAGTACGAGCCATCACTGTCCAACGCTCGGGAAAACTGACACGCAGGTCCGCAATCTTCAGCGCCATACGCAACGACATTTCACGCAGACGATTCTTGTTCTCGTCCATGAACGACAGGATCTCCTCCTGCTCCACCACAGTGATATCCTCATAGTCACGGAACAGTTCGCCATCATTGGCAATCTGACGGATACGCAGGATCTTGTCACGCATGGTGTCCAGGGTCAAATCCAGATAGTGACAACGGCTCTGCAATGCGTCCAAATGGTCCCGCAATTTTTGACTACGCATGGTGTCAAACTTCAAGTTGGTAATAAAGATTACTGAACCCTTGAATTGGAAACTGTCAGGAATGCCTTCGCGGCGTAGCAGATTGCTGTCTGACAACCAGCTAATCTTACGACTCTTGCCCGAGTCCAGTGCACCTTTTAGCAGGTTAAGACTGACGTCATCCAACAAAATGCTGTCACAGTCGTCAAACACAACTACGCAATTCTCGTCCGAATACTTGTACAAAGTACTGTACAAACCAAGTGCGGTTGCGGAACCCTTAACCACTTCAGCACGGATCTTGCGTCCAGCCAATTGATCCAGCAGAGTAGCCTTCTCAATTTCTTGCTCAACACCAAAACTCTTACCAACACCCGGAGGGCCAGACACAATCATAGCACGAATACTACCACTGGTAGCAGCCTTAGTCATCTCCGTAAGGATTTCAAATCGCTCACGGATGCGACTAATTGCTTGCTCGTCCGTTTCTTGAACGGTGGGATCTTTTACTTCAGACTGCACAGGTGCATCTCCTACAAATTGATAACTCATTGGACCTTCGCAGGCAATACGAATAGTTTCAGGACAGCCTTCAAACTGACCTTGATTTTTCACTGTTACAAAACTTTTCTTAGCACCGCGCTCAAACTGTTTTACCAGTTCAAACTGCATGCCCGCACAGTTTTGGTTGCGGTAAGTACCTTCTACGATCTCGATGTAACTTGACATTTCAGCTCCTGTTTTGTTACTTTATGGAATAATTATAGCAAAATGACGAATTATCGTCAAGTACTACTTTAGTATTAGTTTTTCATGACATATTCGAACAAGATCCACTTGGCACGGTTCAAGGCTTGGCGTGCATCTTCTGCTCGCATATAGTCAACTTCGCCGTATTCGGTATTAATCATTTCCTGAGCATCGCTCATCAAACTTGCCGCCATCATAGCAGGACCCGAAAACTTAAAAGCAACACTGGACTCTACCGCTTCACGCATACCTGCTTCGGTAACACCATACATACGAACTTCACGCTTTTCTTTGTCAGTGAGTTGGTCATATACTTGGGTCATCGTCTGCTCCTGTTTTGCTAACCTATGCCATAATTATAGCGAAATTAGGAATTTCGAGCAAGTACTACCTTAGTACTACTGTTTTAGACGCCGAAAAGGTGTTGTTTTTCAGCAACACCTGGTGTAATATTAAGGTATTAATACTAAAGTATTAGTCTTCAGCTTGCTTGTCTGCTTCCAGATACTGTTTGATTACTCGCATGGCTTTACGGCTAGTATCATAGACGAATTCTTTGTCTTCGTCTTCAGTGTGGACTACAAGGATAAAACCGTTAGCGGCTTTGCGGATTTCGATACTTTCAAACATATTACACCTTCAATGGTTTGTTGAGTGTGTAATAATAGCATATTATAGTTTTTATGTCAAACTGCAGTTTAACCAAAATTTTTGAACACTCTGCGTAGTACACGACTAGCAGGTTCAAAGTTTGACTCCATTATTTCAATATTGGCTAGCCCGTAGGCAGTAACACCCATTTCTAAATAGTAAGTTTCTGTGGGCCAACGTCTGCGATTTAATGGATAACTGTGAATCAGTAAACACTCGTCTGCTATTGGTTGATAGTGTTCAGTGCCTCGATGTTGACAGGCTTCTAACATCTGTATTGCCACTGGATTAACACCGATGTCTATACGTTGGAAGTTTTTGGCAAACATTAATACAACATATTCTTCTACAGAATTGGGCAGTACTGTATTTGCCAGTTCTTCTCCTTCTATTACTAAGTCATATGCAACTTTAACAAAAGGATCTGTATAGTTCATACAGTATTTAATAAACTAACAGAGTTTATAGGTAGGATAAAGGCTTATGTAACGGTCCGTCCAATTTGCATATTAGAATTGGTTTGCCTTTAAATAGAAAAACTCTGTTAGTTTAAACTGACAATGGTAATCCCAACTGATTTTGAATGCTTTCCATTGCTGCCAACTTGGCTCGGGCATCTCTACTACCATGCCAATGAATGATTTTAACATCTCCAATTGCACAGCCATTCCAGGACTCTGCATAATCATAGTCTTGTGGTAGCATAAAACCTTGAAACGCCATAGTAGGATCTATAACTTGCTGTGGTGTAAGCCCTTGGCTCCATACCATGTCGTTATAGATAACCTGATCATCATTCCATTGAGTGATTTCCTTCGCCCTATCAAATCCAACGTTCCAACACTCTTCTGTCATTTCCGCAGGGTAATAACGAATATCTGCATTTAGATAGTGCGGGAACTGTAAATAACTTTTAGGATCAGTATAGTTCCACATCATGAAGTTTTTATACTTGCCAAAAACTTCGGTAGGTTGTACCATTTGTGTGTCTGGACCACAATACAAAATATTACAGGACTCTTCCTTCCATATTTCATATATTTCAAAGAACTGGTCTCTGAAGGTTTGTGGGACATCCTCTACTTCCGCGGATAAAAAGATATACTCCCAATCACCTTGCAGCAAATGATGGAAACTAGACTCACTGATAGCATGCATTTTTTCGTAAAAAGGATAAATGTCTCCTTCTCTGGCGCCGCGGTCACCTAGATCCGGACCCCAGTAAGTACTTTTAATGCGATTTAAAGATTTAATTAGATAATTTTTCATTGGGATACCGTTACTTTAGGAAAATATTTTACAAACTTGTCGTTTTTGTTTGTTCTTACATTTTGGATGCGTGATTTTATTTCAGTGAAGAAGTTCCACGCCAATGGCACAAAAAGAATTTTGTCTTTGTCTGTGTAATCGTTTAACTTATCAATGCTAACAATAGGTGTATTAGTTCCAGGCGTGTACTTGCCTTGTTTTAAAGCACTGTCATCCACAATAAAATCCAATCTAATGTTTGTGGCATTTAATAATGTCATGCCTTTGGCGGCAGCTCCATACCCCGCCAATACATAGTAATCCTCTCTGTGATCATTTATAACTGTGATTAAGTCATTGAGATTGTTTCTTACAGTTTTTTCCCAGTTTGTGTAAGTATTGGCGTTATATAATCCAGATTGTTTTTCTAAGGTTAGTATATTAGAAACATTGAAAGGACGTTGTTGTTTTTTGCTTAATACAAAAACATAACTTGTACCATGAATAGGAGTTTTTAAAACGTCTATTAGATTAAGGCCGGCACGATCAGCACATTTACGCATAGAGTCGGCATTAAAGAAGTTAACATGTTCGTGATAGATAGTGTCAAACTCATCATTTAAAATCATATTTGCCTGACTAGTTTGTATGAACAACAAAGTGTCATTGTGCATGATGTCTTTACAACTTTGCAAAAATTCCAAAGGATCGGGATTATGTGCAAAAACATTTTGTGCAGATATAATATCATACGAATGTTGTCTTAAAGCATCAATTGCACCAGGCCCAAAAAAATCACAGATAACAGTATGGTCCTGATTCCTTGTTGCATGGATGTTTTCTGCAGGATCTATTCCGTAGGTTTCTAATCCAATTTGCTTAAAGTAGTTTAATTGTGTTCCGTCATTGCAACCTATGTCGAGCACTGTGTTTGCTGTATTGTTGGTATACTCTTTACAGAAATTTGCAAACCATTCACTGTAAACTTTTAAAGTGTTACTAGTGCCAGCAACATAAAGATAGTTTTTGTATATGATTTCAGGACTTACTGTATGTGTGAGTTGTACATGATAACAGTTGTTACAAACGTTAACTGCCAACGGATAAGATTGATCTGAACCAATTTCATTTTTATAACTGTTTGCCAATGGTTGCTGGCCCAAATCTAATGCCAGATTAATATCTTCCGACCCGCAGGCAAGGCAACGTGTGTTTTCTTTTACTTCACTCATACTTGATAAATTGATTTCGATTACTAAACACTGTTTTGTCGATATTGTTACTTAGTTCTGTCACTATGGTGTCGATTGTTTCCTTAAATTCAAAGTTATAGGTATTTTTGAATTTGTTTGTATCCATTACAAAATCGTATGCTCCATTTACATCTGGATTTTCAATAATTTTAGTTCCTAAAATACTGCTAACACTATTACTGATTTGTTCTACGCTGGCGTATAAACTGGCTAAGTTAAAAATTCCAGGAACTGGTTTAGAGACAATTGTGTCTATGGCTCTGACAATATCCCCAATGCCTAGTATCGGGCGACTAATTGTTTTATTGTTGATTGCAATAGAACCTTCCATCAGACTACGTTTGGTCATAGAGTTGATCATGAGTTCTTCTCTGATATTAGGACTCCATCCGTTTACAGTACCAAATCGAAAGCCTACTATCTGATAGCCGTCTTTGATAAATTTTTCTGCATGAACATCCAGACTATATTTGGTTAAGTCGTAGTAGTTAATAGGCTGAAATTCTAATGGGACATCTTCAGTTGTTACAGTACTTTTAGCACCATAGATACTTCCGCTACTAGCATAAATCAATAACTGCGATTTGTCTAACTTGTTTACTAAATTCACAAAGTTGTTTACATTATTTGCCCAACTACTGTTTATAGTGCCATCGCACATTTTAACAGAACTGTGCCCGGCCAGTAATACAACAACGTCAAATTTGGCTAGATAATCCTTTTCTAGTGTTTTATAATCAGCCTGCATGCTGTAGTTTAAATCACTACCAAACCAGCAAAGATCCACACTGGACATTTCATATTTGGATTGTAAATCGTGGATCAGTCTGGATCCAATGTATCCATTTCCTCCAATTACAAGGATACTTTTTGCCATGTTTTAAACCTTGTATTCGTAGTTAACTGTATCATGATTGATCTTGTACACACTAGCGCCATTTTTTAAATGAAAACGACGAGCCATTTCTGTTAGTGGACTCAGTGTCATATATTTGTCTACATAACTAAATTTTGATTTAGCAAACTTTAGACCTTCGACAATTAATTGCTGGCCGGCGCCAGGCTTGTAACTCCAAATTGTGTAAAATACTATTGTGTTAGGATTAGCACAGTTGTTTGTCAACAAATCTTGTTCACTGGTAGGAATACCATTACATAACTTACAGCATACAATTGCAGTAACGAGGTTTTCTTCCACTAACGCAAATACGTGACGATTTTGGCCGAAGCGTTCTGTCATAGGTATATGTGCCCTAACAGGGTCTTCCGCCAACAAATAACTATAAGGATCTTTTTCGTCTTTAATTTCGTAAATCATAGAATACAGTTGATTGAATATTTATTTTACTGTATTCCACAAGGCTGTGTCAATAGTTTCCAGTTGTTGAAATCTTGTCGGTTGTGTGGGATGCAATAAGTTATAAGGATTTGCTCGTTTAAATGCACTGCCTTGTATTCTATCTAAAATACGATTTACTTTGGCTAAGTCTGTGTCAGGCACTGCCAAAGATTCTAAGATTTCCTGCCTGTTAGTTGAAGTAATAGTAGTTTGGCCGATGCGATGCAGTACAATGTCAAACTCCAAATAACTAAACCCAAATTGATCTTCATCACTGTTACTAATGCCTAATCCATCTGTGGGCACGGCAAATACTGTTTCTTGAGGTACAGCCATAATTTCTGCTAGTTTAGGTACTTCCCAACTTTTATTGAGACTTTGAATGGGACTGACATCACCTACGTCACCGTGCAATGTCCAAAATCCTGCAGCCAGTTCGCTGTAGTTGTCTGTGCTTGCTACCAATCCTCGGTGTTTACTGGCTTGGTTATACAAGGTCATCATGCGTAGTCTTACACGTAAGTTACCTTTGCGTAATGGCTCAGTACCTTTACCTACTAGCGTTTCGTCGTGTTGCATAAACCATGCTATCATACCATCATAAGTAGCAGTCAAATCAATTTCCGTGTGTTCTATACCTAATGCTTCACAGGCACGCTGACCACGTAGAGTTTCTTCAGGTTTCTGATGAATTGGTAGTGTATAACCGTGTACTTGCCAACCAGCCTGTTTAAACAATGCCGCAGTAAGAGCACTGTCTACTCCACCACTCATACCAATAACAACATCATTGACATTGTATTTTGCTTTGTATGCTTTCAGATCGTCTATTAGAATTTTACTGATCTCACGAAGTTTATCTTCATAGGGGTAAACATCAAAATCAATTAGTTCTCTCAGTGCATTATCGAACCAATCCGTGAGTGGTCCTATTTTATCTTGCCTACTGTATTTTAAAATTTCTTCTTTGAAACTCATTTGGGTCTTCCATAAACGTCATTGGTCTGTTGTGTCACTCTTACAAAAGTGGTACACTTGCTGAGGTTTTTTAAATTAACAGCACCAACGTAAGTGCAGGTACTACGCAGTCCACCTAGAATATCTAGCACTGTTTGTTCAACATCGCCTTTGTAGAGCATGGTTACTGTTTTGCCTTCACTGCTACGATAGTTAGCAACACCGCCATTGTGTTTGTTCATGGCAGTGTCCGAACTCATACCATAAAAAGTAACTCTACCATCTACTACTTCACCGCCGCCTTCTGTGTGTCCTGCTAACATACCCCCAAGCATGACAAAATCTGCGCCTGCGCCAAATGCCTTAGCCACATCGCCTGGGCTAGTGCAACCGCCATCAGCAATAATATGGGCATTGAGCCCATGAGCCGCATCACTGCACTCAATAATCGCACTAAGTTGCGGGTAGCCAACCCCAGTTTGAAACCTAGTCGTGCATACCGATCCTGGTCCGATTCCAACTTTGACAATGTCTGCTCCTCTCATGATAAGTTCTTGTGTCATGTCTGCGGTAACTACATTACCAGCAATGATGGTTTTCGTTGGATACTGTTGTCTGACTTGTTCGACAAAGTCACCAAAGTGTTCGTGATAGCCGTTGGCAACATCAATACAGATAAACTGTATATCTGGACAATGCTGTAATATAACATCCAATCGTTGACGGTCAGCGTCTGTGATTCCAGTGCTGACTGCCACAGTATTCTGCGACAAGTCTGTCCAATTGATTTTCCAATCTGCAAAGCCTTTGCTTTTGACCACACAGGTAAACAGTTTGTGCTTGGTTAAAGAACGGGACATGTCAAATGTACCAACACCATCCATGTTTGAAGCCATGATGGGTATGCCTTCATATTTGTAACCACTGTGTTTAAAACTAAAAGACCTTACCAAGTCTACTTCACGCCTGCTGGTCAAGGTACTACGTTTTGGAACAAAAAGCACATCTTTGAAATCTAGTTTTACTTCTTCGATTATTCTCATAGGTACAATATTTAAGATATATATTGTATGGGCTGTAAG